GACCAGGATGCCCATTACTCGCCCTCGTCCTCAGTCAGGATCTGCTTGATGCGCTCGGCGCTCAGCTTGTGGTGCGGCGCTTTGCCGAACTTGGCCTTGTACTGCTCGGCCAAGGCTTCGCGGGTTTCACCTTCGGCGGACTGCTCGGACTTCTTCTCTTCAGTCTCGGCGGCCTGCTCGTCAGTTTTGCCCGGCTGCTCGTCACCCTGCTGCTCAGTTTTGACCGGGGCGCTGGTATCAATGCCGTCGATCTCGACTTCTTCAGCCTGGATAGCGGCAATCAGCTCAGCAACCGGCAATTCGCGGGCGCCTTCGATCTCCATTTCAATGGCAATCGCGCGCAGCTCGATCTCGTCCAGCTGGTCCAGGGTACGGGCAGAGCCGTCAGCCTCCTGAACGCCAGTGAGGGTGCCAGTCACCGGGCCGGGCTGCTCTTCCGGGTCTTCTGGCAACTCTTCATCAGCAACCTGGAAGCCTTCAGGAATGGCCAGCAGGCGGGAAATATGCGCCTTCACCTTCACGTCGGCCAGGTGGCGCGGGTCGGTGGCGGACGGTTTGAAGTGATAGCGGTGCTCGTCCAGCTCCACGATCGTGCCGTTCTTGCGCTTGATCAGACTTTCAATCTTCATCGGGGGTTACCTCTGGCAGATAGAGAAAGGGCCGGCGAACCGGCCCTATCTTTGGTTGGCGTTACTGGGCGTAGAAGAGCATCAGGTGGATCTTCTTGCCAGCGCCAGCAGCGACGTTGCCGCTAACCTGCACACCAATGCCGCGAGCCGCCTGGGACGGCGCAATCAGCAGAGTGGACTTCTGCACCAGGCGGGCAAAAGTGGTCAGGTCGGCCGCGGCATAAATCTCGGTGCCGACGGTGCGCACGGAATCCGCGTCACCATAGGCGCCGGTCATCAGGCCGACGTTGGCAGTGATGCCGGTGAAGGTGCCCTCAGTGAACACCATAGCGTCCACGATCTGGCAGCCAGGCGGCAGCTCGCCGATTTCCAGGATGTCAGCAGCCAGGAGGCCTGCCGAAGCATCGAAGGAATACAGCTGGGCGTGAACAGCGCCAGCAGTTTGCGGGCGCTTGGACTGCTGGTTGCCCTTAGCCCACAGCGATTGAACAGTTGCCATAGTTCGGTCCCCCTATTAGGCGTTCGGATCTTTGGCAGCGGTGTCGATGCTGAGCACACCGAAGTCGCGACCATTGAAACGGGTTTTCTTGACGCCGATGATGGTACCGGCGCAAACAACCGGCTCGTTATCGAAGTCGTCCATTTCTTCTTTCCAGGTGAAGCGAGTGCCACCGGCAGTACCGAAGGCGAGCACGCCAGCCTGACGGCCCATGAACAGGGCGCGAGCTGCCTTGACGTTGGCGCCAGCGCCGTAGTCGCTGAAGCGGACAACCGATTCATGGCTGTGCAGCACGCACTTGTTGATCATGCCCATGCTGCCCTTGAAGATCGGGTTGTTCTTCCCTTCAGCGCCAGCAGCAGCCTTCTGAACTTCCAGCCAGCCACGCTCGCCGGTTTCGTTGCGCAGATCGTGCTCCTGGAACGGAGACATCAGGCAGACGTAGTTCTTCTCGCCGCCGATGGTGATCGGCATCATGTTGGCGGTTTTCGGGTCCAGGGCGCGCATCATGCGGGCCTTGACGGTGGCGCGCTCGATTACCATGCGGGACATGGTGTCGGTAGCGTCCAGAGTCGCCTTGGTCAGCGCGTCACCACCGTAAATCTGGTGGTAGCTGTCCGGGGCCTGGAAGGTGTTGCCGGCATGGCCAGTGAAGTCGAGGGTTTCAATGAAGTCCTCGTTCACGCCACGGGCGCCGCTCATGTACATGAAGTACAGTTCATCGATGTACATGGCCCAGTAGTCGGACAGACGATCCTTGGCCACCTGGCGCAGGTTGTGGACCGTGCGCTTGCGAGTCACCTTGCCACCGGCAGACACGGTTTTACGGGTCTGGTCGATGATGACTTCATCGGTGTAGAACTTCAGGTTCTCTTCAGTGCCCTTGACGCGGGCGTCACCCTGGGTGGGTTTGCCGCGCAGCTGGACGGAAAGGTCGAAGCTGATCTTGTCGCCCGCGTCGGACTCAAGCTCAGTTTTCTTTTGGATGACGTTGTTCTCGCCTTCGCCAACGAAGCGTTGGTCCCAGTAGTTCTTCTTGGCGGTTTCCAGGAAGAGCTTACCAGCCCACTTCTTGACGGATTTGGCGTCGCCGAACGGAATTACAGTCTGACTCATGGCGCTGTGCCCTCATGCAGTTGAGATGCGATACCGCACGTCTTGCGCAGCGCTCGTCTTCGCGATTATCGGATAAGTGGTTGCAAAAGGCAAACGCCTATGGCAGAGCGACCGCCACAGGCTCTTGCGCCCCCACTTCCCGAATATGTGGCCCCTTGATCGGCACGTCCTTGGGCGCGTCGATCACCAGGCTTGCAAGCTGGCCTGACTTCTTCTCCAGCTTGATCCTGACGCCGCCTACAGTGATCTCCTGTCCGGGGCGAATGTCGATCTTCAGGGCCATGGTTACTCCTTAGCGCGCCGAAAGGTAGGCGTCTTGGTCCGCCTCGGACATCTTCGCCAGCGCAGCCTCATAGGCGAGCGGGTCAGAGTCCATCAAGCGATCCAGGTGTGCCCACTTGCCGTCTGCGGTGTCCTGCATTTCAGCTGCAGGCACCTTGGCCAGGGTTGGCGGGATCTCGCGGCCTGGCTTGGTCTGCTTATCACCCTTCGCCGCTGGCTTGGTCTGAATGCCCAGCTGCTCGGACCACTCGGCAAACGCCTTGTTCAGGTCGGCCATACCAGGCGCCTTGCCGGCGTTCATGGTTTCGGCGGTGACCTTGCGGACAACACTGTCGAAGCTGTCCATGCGCAGCTGCGAGGCTTGCACCTCGGGGTGCTTTTCAAGGAACTGGGCTACGTCGCGCTGCCAGTTGGCTTCCAGCTGGGCCTGGTTGAAGTTCTCGGCCAGCTCATGCTTCAGCTGGGACTTCTCCAGTTCACTGCGCTCCCCGGTCAGCTTGCGCAGCTCGGCCCGGTACTCGGCAGTTGTAATCTCGCCGTCTTCAAACTTTTCGGACAGTTCGTCCTCGCGCTTGTCGATGTCGGCCAGCTTCTCGGTAATGTCCTCGGGCAGCTCGGTCTTGATCAGAGCCGGCGCATTGCTCGCCGCTGCTTCCGGTTCAGCATCGGCTGTACCATCGTCCGCGTCGGCCCCATCGTCACGGCCTGGCTGCTCGTCGGCATCATCGGCGCCAGCATCAGCATCAGGCTTGCCAGCATCGTCGCCGTCGTCTTCGCCGTCTTCGGGGTCATCAAGCAAGCTGTCATCAAGCAGGCCCTCGCGCTCTTCGTCAGTCAGGGAAGCCAGTTCTTCTTCGGTGTATGTCGCCATGGGGATGGTCCTCAGTTGGTTTCGATGTGGCCGCTGGTCAGCGGGGTTGATTCGTGCAGGCGCTGGCGCAGGAGGTAGCCTTCCAGCTGCCAAATCTTGTTGCGCGCGTTGTCGTAGGCGATCTTGCGCCCAAGCTCTTCATCGAAGTTTTCCGGGCTGGCGCAGGCGGACTCACCGATGACAGTGAAGCCATTGCGCAGGGTCAGGCAGCACACGGTAACGGTAGTGCCAGGGAAGCGGTGGTGTTCACCCGCAACAATGGCATCGTCAATCATGGCCGGGGTCAGGCGCGGGGCGTTCAAGCCTTTGGCCTGGATCTCGTTTTCTACTGCTGCTTCGGTCTTGTTCATGCGTTCTTCCTCTTAGGGTTGCATGGGTGGTTGTTGCTGCATTGCCGGGTCAACGGGTTGGCCCTGCTGTTCCTGCTGCGCCTGCTCGGCCATGGCCTGCTCTTGGGCGGCCTGGGCTTCGATCATGGCTTGCTGCTCTGCATCCTGGGCTGCTGCTGCGGCCTCTTCCTGTTCAGTGCGCGATACAAAGCCGCTTTCGTGCAGGATGGTATCAGCAATCGGCACCACTTGCGGGGCGCTGATCATGGCCAGGGCTGCTTCAAGCGCGGCCTTCTGCGTGGTGACGTTCTGGCCAGCCATGGAGGCGAGCACCTGCTGCGCGCTTGCCTCGGCCTGCTTGGCGCCGGCCTGGGCCTTGAGTGCGTCGGCCTCCTTCTTGGCAATGTCGGCCATGACGGCGCGCTGCTGCAGTTCCTGCTGCTGCTGCTTGGCCTGCTCGGCTGCAATCTCTTCCGGGGTCGGCTCGTCCTGGTCCGGGTCACGCATGCCGGTGAACTGGCGGATGCGCTTAACCAGCTCGTCACGGTTGCCGATGTCCATTTCCTCGACAATCAGGTCCATCATCACCATGGCCAGCTGCGGCGCCACCGGTGCCAGCTGCGACAACAGGGCGATAAGCTCTTCGGCCTGGCTCTGGCGGATGGTCGCGCGCCAGTCAGCCTCGGAGACAATGAAGTCCGCCTTGGTGCGGGTGATGTCGTTCTCTGGCAGGCCGTCGTTCACGGTGATGTAGGAAGGCGTGCCGCGCATGTTGGTAATGCGGAACTGCTTTTCCTCGCTGAAGAACTGCTCGACCAGGGAGATTTGCTTCTCGCCCTGGATCTGCACGGCCAGGCGCAGGTTGTCGAAGATGTGCGCGGTGGCCATGCCGCCCTGTTCCTGGCGCAGGCCGATAGCCTTGCCGCTGGTGGCGTTGGTGGTGCGCCCCAGCAGCTCGTCGGTCACGCCGGAAAGGCTCTGAATCATGCCGATAGACTGCTGCATCATCTGCATGTGCGCGGCGGCCAGCTCGCGCTCGGCGTTCAGGGTCAGCTCTTTGCCCTGCTTCTTGACGATGATGGCGTCAGGGCGTGCCACTTCCTCGGCGAATGCGTCCAGGTCATCGACGGCGCCTTCGTCCATGATGACCTTGTTGCTGCTCAGGATGTGCAGGGCCTTGGCCGCGCGCTTGTTGATGTCGTACTGAATGTCACGCATGCCACGGATCATGCCGTAGGGCAGGCCATCACGGCCGCGGCGGTAGCACCAGATCGGGGTAAACGGGAACTTGTTGTGTCGGTACGGGCTTTCGCCGTAGTACAGCATGCCCTCGGACGTGAAGATGACTACGCACATACGCATCATCACCTTCTCTACCACTACGCTCTCGCCGCTCTCGACGGCCTGCTGGTGGCCAGGGCTGGCAGGGTCGTACACCTCGCCCTTGAACTGGCCGCCCTTCAGCTGCTTGGCAGGCATCGGGCGCTTCAGCCATCCCTCGATCATGCGGACGCGGGGCC